TGGGGGGAGTTTGCTTTCCTCCCCCAACACAAAGGAGAAATTACATCATACGCACAAATACAATCGCAGGGACGACAATTGCAGTTCTGGTGTCAGAAGTTGCAGATGCCGAAGCAGCGGAACTTGCGAGAGAAGAAACCAAAGCTGCCCAAGCTCCCAGAGTTCCCGCACTTCCCACCATACTTGCATTTCCAACCAATGCATTGTTGATGGATTCCCAACCAAGAGCAATTCCAGAAGCTGAACTTGCAGAAGAAGTCCAAGAATCTGTGGAAGCCGCTCTGGTCATTTTTGTCATTAACGCATAGGGGCAAAATCCGAAAGCTTGGGATTCTCCATATGCACCAGCAATTAGTGTAGATGTAGCAATTCCATACTTGAATGCGCCATTTTTGGCGTCACCAGCAGTACTGGGAAGAACCACATCCAAACCGTCATTTGTTCCATTCAAAACGAGAGTTACTGGAGTTCCAGCAGGAATGCTGGCAGAAGCCTCTGCATTTCGAATAACTAAATAAAGTCCGTCTCTTTTGTTTCCAACCGTTTTCATTCTCATCTGAAGTTTGTCTCCTTCTTACTTCTCTAGTTTATCTCCCAGAGGAATTAACTCGCATAGGTACGTGCAATCGTACCCATAACACCCTGTTTGCGACGGTTAGAAACCGTAAGATTTCCCATCCAAGCAATGTGCCCAAGGCGTGAATCGCCATTGATAGGTTTGAAAATAGTCTTGCCAGAGTCATCTTTGAGCATATTAAAATCGGAGTCAGATTCATAAATCATCTTGAAGAATTCAGGATTAATATGAAACTGAGAACCATTGGTGAGAGTTGTGGGATCGCCAGCGCCACCAACAAGGGTTGGGGCAATCAGATTTGTTACATCAGGAACTTTGTCATCCATTACGAAATGAGCGCCTTTGTAGACAACATTTTCAAAGGGATACGCTTCATCCACCTTGTTCTGGGTATAGCGATACTTCTGAAGCAAAGCGTGGACGAAGAGTTCATACGAAGTTTCGTCAAGAAGAACCAGTTTTGGTTTGCCACCAGTTCCCAAAGCACAGCGATTGAAAAGGCGATCAGTTTCCAGAAGATAATTATCGTAGGTGGTAGCGGCTGAAGTGAGAGTTTTATTCTGCCACCAATTACGCGCACTTTGTGAAATATTGCCAATAGTAGTAGAAGTGGTAGGAGTAAAATCGATTAATTTGGATAGCGGCTCAATTGCGGAAGACCCATTAATCGGAGAGATATAAGGAGTTTTAATTGAACCACCGGGTTGATTTGCAGACCCAAACATGAGAGCTTGCGAGAAAAATTCCTGCAAACCCATTTCAGCTTGTTTGATTCGCGCTTTCACGAGATTAACAAGCCGCTGTTTGTTCTGTTTAACTTCTTTCATCGAATAGACGATAGCGGCTGCGCATTGACTCCACTGAAAAATGCAATCAGTGATGCCATCCACAGGAATACTGGCCAATTCGTCATATCCATCGTATGAATCCGCAGTTTGGAGTCCGTACATCAAAGGAATTTGAATGTACGTTCCACCATCCTGAGATTCATACAGTTCTTTTCGCATGATTTCGAAAAAGAACGCGTTAGTTGCGCCGATATTATCGATCAGCTCTTTTCGGTAGGCCGGAAGCGAAAGACCGAAAAGAGAGTCGAGATTGGTTGTTACTTGCGATGGAGCAGAAGCTGATCCGAATGTAACTGCCATTTACTTTTTTCCTTTATTAACCTGATCGACCGCCCAATTTACGGCTTCGTTCAGATTCATTTTCTTGCTTGGAATTTCAATCCCACTGCTAGTCGGCCCTACAGAAGATTTCAGCCGCGCCGGAGCATCGGCCGCATTCCTTCGAATTTGATCGGCAACTTTTTGCGGAGAAGACTTTCGCTCACTCGAAGCCAAAGTATAAAGACGCCGCATGTATGTTTCAACATTCATATTGCCAATCGGCATTTCTTCTGAAAGAGCCGCCATGCGAGCTTCAAATTGTTTCGAAGCCCCTTTTGTTTCTGTTGCCAATTTATCGTAGGCAGTTACAACTTCTCTCTCCACATTTGTTTGTTGGAGTTCTGCAAAACGGGATTCCGAAGATTCTCGTTCTTGTTTCATTACAGCTTCAATTGCAGGGCCTAAGCGATCTGCAAGAAAACTGTACTCTTTGCCAAGTGCATCAGCAAAAATATCTTTAATCTCCCGCCGAGCAGCCACTTCAGCTTTTGCTGAGAGTGGGGCTTCGCCAGCTTTCGGGAGAATTCCGGCTTGTTGTGCAAGAGCCGCTATGATTGCATTTGCTTGTGGGCCGGAAAGAGCTTTGTACAAATTTTTTGATTCAATTAATTGCTCAGGAGTAAGATCACTTTCGGTAGAAGTCTCTTCTACTTCAGAAGTTTCCTCTTCTGTGGCTTCTTCTTCAGGAGTTTCCACAGCGACTTTTTCTTCAGCCGTGGCGGTGGCCGGAGCGGCTTTCGTTATTTCCGCAGCGGCTTCGTCAATTGCAGTTTGGAGGGATGTGTCAGCCATTAGGAGATCCTTTCGTAATAAGATTCAAAAATATCAGGTTTACAAGGATAAAATTCTCCCCTTATCCCTTTTATAATCCAATCATTCCGGGAAGCATGAAGCTCACCCTCAAGAGTTTTTATCATTAATTCATCACCTGGAGTTACAGAATAATCAAATCCCACAAAATTGATTATTTCAGTAAGATTAAATCCAGTCCATTGAATTGTTTCGATAATAACAGGTTTTTTTCTAAACTGTTGTGCCATCAAGATAACCTTTCGTAAGAGTATCTACCTTTAATATACAAGTTGAAATACTGACCACGGCTACCAGCATTGTTAAATTCCATGTAGACATCGGGTTCAACATCAAAGTACACATATGAGCCACGCATTACAAAATGAACTGTAAGCTGCTGTCGTTCGTTGTCATATTCCAGAACATCTACACACTCACTTAACCAATCATTTGGATTAAGTGTATTGGAAGGAACAGATTGCTTCCCAATTTTGTAACCAATTCGGGAGCGGCTCACTGGGTTTGTGCTCCATTAAAAGGCATATTTTGTAATTGTTGCCGAATTTGTTCAGCCGCTGGGGGTGTGGCCTGCTGAAGCAATTGTTGTGAATTTCCACCAGAAGGATCTGGTGCACCCTGCTGTTGTGGAGCCAAAGCACCCTTTAGTTGTTGCATACGAGCTAATTCCATGAGAAGAGACATTTGTTGAAATTCAGCAATTGCTTTCTCATTTCTGTAGCCAATTCGTACAGCGGCTTCCCTTACAAGATACGGGGAGAAAGCTACATATGGATTTTGTTGGAGGAATGCCGTAAATTCTAGAAGTTTTTGTTTCTCATCTTGAGCCGCAGCGGCTGACATTGTAGAAAGATCCACGTCGATGCGGAAATCGTAACCATCTTTCAGGTCTTCGCTTTTGATAAATTTGAACGCAGCGGCTTTTTCTGGGGAGACGCTTCCACCAAAAGTTTCTCCTTCCGGAGAAGTCAAACGCACAATTGTTTGCCCAGTGAAATTATCCCGCACTACAAGAAGGATTTCTCTTCCGATTTCACAATACCATTTAACAACTCTATCTCTATCTTTAGTTTCTCTAAGAGCTGTTCTTTGGTTGACAATTGTAGCTTGAGTAGCAGTAGTTCTGTCAGCAACTCCTCTGCTTTCATCAGAAGTTCCCGATATTCTATTGAGATCGTCAGCTGAAACTTGTATAGATTCGGTGAGAGCATTTCCGAGATCGGCATTATCAATTGGTTTGATTGCTCCATCTTGTTTTACCTTAACCATTGCCCCATCTGGTCCAGTTTCAAATTTCTCCAATTCCTCGTCGTCAATCATTCCCTCACGAATTTGGAATTTTCTGATGAAACGTCTCCTGTGGGTACGAAGCATCTCACGAGTTTCGTTATATTCATCTTGAGGGGAAAGCCAATGAAATGCGGGTGGAATTGGATAGAATCCCGCAACTTGCAAACGCTTATCGGGGCGGATATCAAAAAGTGGGCAGCGTTCGAATTTCCGCTGGAAAACTGTTGTACAGGGATCATTTACAATTAGCAGCCGCTGCATTGATCGGAAATCCCAGATTTTCCAAATTTTTATTCCAGAAGTCTTATATTTCTCACCTACGGTATCTCTTTCACTTTCATCGACTCTAAAACTACCAGCCGAGATCTTATCTCGATTTATTATTTTAGGGAGGGATAGAAGATCGTCTTTATGTACATAGTCATAATAGCCAACCCAACCACAACGATTGAGATATTTGTGATCCATTCCACCAATACGAAAAGTCTTCGCCGGAATATGCTTGATAAAGACTCTTTCATTTTGTGGAAGCTCTGGCGGCTCTAGACGGATTTTTTGACGTTTCTCGGGTGTGAGATTCTGTTCTGCATCTTTTCCCAATAAAGGGTGTGGAGCATTTGGATTTGTAATCCAATCAGCTTCATAACCTACTTCCACTATTCCAAACCTAACAAAATGGTCCTTGTACGCTTGTTCCATTTCTTCAGCGAAATTAAGGCCATGTTCTTGTACGATTGTGTTAAGTAGGTCAGATTTGAGATTAGCGGAGGCTGAAGCGGCTTCCAACAAATCTTCATTTGATGGCTTCGACGTGACAGTGAAACGTGGGAATGTCGGTATGAAGGATGCAATCTTGATTTGGATTGTTTCATAAATCTTGTTAATTGTGTAGGGATTGTATGCAAGTTCAGACTGGGACTTCCACTGAAAACCTTCATAGTACTTATCGAGGATATCACACTTGAAAAGAGTTTCCCACTCTTTGTAATATTTGTTAGCAGCGTCAAGCCGCTGTGACCAGATGCTATCCTCAACTATTTGTTTTGCCATCAGTCCAAACTCTTTGCGCCTTGCCGATTGGCGAAAATTCTCATGAGTGTTTCTTTCAATTTGGGATCTTTGATTTGCTGAGCCGCTGCGTCTACATAGCGGCTATCGCCCAAAACAGGAGAAGTAGCAGCAAAACTCAATCCTTCATTTGTCATTTGCTCTGGACTTCCAGCTCCACTCATTTGGTTATACAGAGGAGATTCACGAAGATAATTGGATAGAATTTGAGGTACAGATTGCAAAAGTGTTGGAGCGGCTTTCTTAAGATTCGCTTGATTATAAATTCGATGAACTACTTCATGTGCCAAAAGTCCTTGTGGGAGATTTTCCAAAGGACTAGCGGCTGAAATTGAATTACTCCCAGGATCGTAAGAAGCACCAGCGCCTGGAATTTGCTGTCCTTGTGTAATTGGAGTACGCATGTAGCGATCTTGAGCAATCACTTGTGATGGTTGCTTTTGGAAGTAATTCATTATTGATTGGATTAAATCGGCCATATTAGCGCCAAGGGATTGGTCCCAGTACACCTACTAGAGATAACAACCAAAGACATACAGCTACCACCAATACAATAATAATGATTGTTTTAAACGGTTCTGAAACATGGGGTAATACATAAGTACTAAAAAGCCACCATACAAGTGCAAATACCAACAATATGGCTACAATCTGAATAACTCCCATTTCGTTTTCTCCTAAGCAGACATTGGTTGCAATCGCAACTGTTTTGCTTTCTCCATACATTTCTGGTAGTATTTCATAGAGAAGCGCGGCGGCTTGGGATGTGACTCGGATCGGCCAGAGCCGTGCATTGCTACAAAATATCTCACACAATCATAACTGTGATCTGCTACCGATTCTTCCCTATCATCACAGAAGATTTGTTTTCCATCCAAATATCCAAGAGATTTTCGTCGTTGCGACTGCATTTCCGAGATTGCATGAAAGCAGCCGTTCGGATAGTCATTAGATTTCTTAATGAAATATAAGCCTGGCGACGGAGTTGTTCCTGTGATTGGGTGTTTCCAGAATCCGAATTTAAGTTTTTCATTAAGTCTGTTCCTAGTAGCAAATTCATTGTTGTCAGCCGCTATCCAGTGAAGTGGGGGCGCATCAAGAGACGAATCGGAATACTCGTCGGCGGTTGTCCAGAATCCACCATCTTTTTGAGAAGTAGTTTTGAATATTTGGGGATCTGCATAATTAGCCGAATACCTTTCACTTCCACTTAGTTCCGAAATCGCTTTCCGATGGTAGGAAATCGGTCTTCCGGGTACGTAGTATTCTCTGTAGCAGATATAATTTCCATCAAGCACAGCAAACCAAAGACAACAAGTAGGGGAAGCATCACCATGATCCAATACACGGAAGAGATTCCCTTTCCGAAGTATCCGATCCAAAAGTTCGGGTGAGTAATCGAGTTGACTTTCGCTGTCAAGCCGGTGAATTTGTGCGGAGGAAATTCCCCATTGTCCTTTGACATATTTATTCACCCATTCTGCGTCGTGAGTAATGGCTTCTTCGTAAGTTTCGGAACTTCCAAGATTTTTGTCCCATTCTCCTTCAACATAGAAGAAGGCAGGTCGTCTTTCGAGGGAATCGGGATGAAACTTTCGGAAAATAAAGTGGAACTGGCTATCGGGATTACAGAGCAACATGTGATATGATGGGGCCACATATTTACCAGTCGTACGATTTTTTGGCCAATGAGGGTATTTCTCCAAAAGTGCCGTAGGTATTTCCGCATTGTCCCATCGTCCTATACGCCCATCAAGAACGTCAAAAACTTTTTCTTCAATTTCTTCTGCCTGATCGATTAGTGCTGAATTAATTTCGAGACCACGAAGAGTGCTTTCGTCCACTTTGTCTAGATGGAGCCAATGTATGACTGACTTGTTAATAAACTCTGTATAGCCGTCTTGCTCATTGTGACGAGCTATAATTCCCGGAGGACAGATTTTGAAGAAAGTTTGCATTGTTGTCTTCTTCAAATCCGAATAGGTTTGACGGGCGATTATCATTCGATAATTAGAAAATGTACTCAGCAGAGTAAAAGCTTTGCAACAACCACCAAATGACTTCCCATTATTAAAACCGCCCGAAAAGCACTGGTTCCTTACCTTTGAGAAATAAAAAGCCCGTTGAGCCGCGTTGACGAATTTGATTTGAAGTTCCAAAGCTCAGTCTTTTTTCTCAGAAAGAGAAACAGCTATCTGTATGTGAAACAAACGATCTAGAAGATGATCAACAAAAATTGTGAGATGTTTGAAGAAAGCTTCCCCAAATTTCTCTGCGGCGGCTTCAGATTCTTGAATTGGACTAGATATGAGAGACATTAGAGACCTACTTTTGTTTTACTTCCGGAAGCCCAATCCAAACTTCTTCAGTTTGTATACCAGCAGTGATTGTTCCATACTCATCAATTGATGGATCAGAAACAACAATTTTGGTTATTTTCTCTGGAAGTGGGCCGGGGTTGCGGCTAGCATCAATTGAAATCTGTGCGTTTGCAACTTTCTGCTTATAAATATCTAGATTATGATTGTTTTGAAGACGGGCAGAAATTTGGAGACCAAAAGTATCTAAGACAGGACTATATTGAGAATCCATTATAGATACACGAACAAATGCCCCATCTGGACCTGCAAAATAAAGAGTAGAACCATCAGCTTCACGTCGTATCATTTTAATTCTCCTATGTAGTAGTTACAGTCCAACCACGATCTGTGATGACAGGAATTTTCCCTACATCAGAGATTGTTAGATCAAAAGCACCAGCTACTTTAGCAACCGTGGTTTTCATTTCTTTTTCTTCCTCGCTTTAAGTATAGCGGCTGCCATTTTCTTTGGCATACTGTCATCTTTACACGGAGTGGTCATCGCATCACCGCCGGAAGGGAATTTTGAACTGATTGGGGAAGTTTGGGGAGGGAATTGGGATATTTTTGGTGCAAGAGAATATGCTGTGCTATTTTAGCGGCTAAGTTCGGAAGTTTAGGAAGGGAAAGAGAAAGAGATTTCATTTTGCCCCGCGCTTCGCAATTCGTCTCACCAAGCCGCTACGTGGGGTGCTAGCAAATTCAGAAAGTTTCTCTTTGCTTATTTTCAACAAATCGCGATTTCGCTTGTAGAGTTTCTTGGGATTGTGTTCTGCAATCGCCATTGCAATTTGCTGTACTTGAGAATGAGAAGGCATAGCGGCTAGCCGACACCGGCTTCCGAAGCGCCAACAATTTTAGCTTCGGCTTCATTAAGATCTACAATAAAAGGGCGCACATTGACAAATCGTAGATTCATCAACTCACAATGTTTTTTGATTCGATCCACAACTTTACGAATATCATGTGATTCATGATAGAACATAAAAAATTGAGGGTGTGGATTATTTCCCTGACGATAGTAAAGAATGTAAGGCACTTGCTTTTCAGAGAAGAGTTTTGCATTATCTGATTGTGTGATAGGCATATTGTTTAGCCGCTGCGAGGCGCAGTCAGTTACCTCGGAAGTAGAATTGGGTTCATCCCAGAAAATTCACTATCTAGAATATTAATTGTAACATGGAAATCTGGACGATTTTGATCTGTGTCCAGAAGACCGTTTAGCCGCAATGACGTTTCAATTGCACGTTGGCGTGTGGAATCTGATTGTCCAGAAACCATTGTATTACGGAGTTCCATGAGAACATCATCGGGTGTGAGATTGTGTTTTTCCAAAAGCGCAGTAAGGCTCCCCACATCTTTTGGGCTGCGTGCAGCAGCTTCCTCTTTTAAAACTGCATGAATTTGTGATGGAGAGAGAATTGCCATAAAGTTACTTTCCAGAAAATTGGAGTTGGGGTTTGGATTTGTCAGAAAGACGCAGTGGACTTTTTGCAAGCCGCTCTCGTGCTTCTCGTTCGTGTTCTTTACTCTGTAATTTCTTTTTTGTCATATCCAAACCCAAACTTTTGAGTTACGGTACGGAAGGGGGCGTAGGCAAATCCGGGACAGCATCGGCGGCAGTTTTGGTTCTGTCTGCCAAAGCAGATGCCGAAACCCCAACCGCATCCAAAGCGGCTTGATCCTCTGGAGTTAGAACACTTGAACCGTTTGCAATTTGTGCCTGCAAATCTGCAATTTGTTTTGAAAGGTTTGCCTCATCTGCAACAATGTTGTCAAGTGAAGTGTTTGCTTGCGTGAGAGCGGCTGTAGCGGCTACCGCGAAATCCGTAATTTTCGACATAACTTTCCCAATTTCCTTTCTGATTTTTTTTAGTTCTCGAAACACACAACGATCACACATGTTAGTAAGTACCACCCAAAAGTTTGCCTTCAATTCCGCCTACCATCACAACGGCTTGCCAAGACACTATGTTTTCTTTTTGCCAAATCAACCAAGTTATTTCTGTGTCTATTTCACCTGGAGTTGTGTCCATATATGAGATACAGACAGCAGTATTCTGGAGAGTTTGAATTGAATTGTGGACAACTGTAGCGGCTTTGAGACACCAAGTTTGTACTTGAGTTGGTGTGTAAAGTCGTGATGCACACGAAAGTTTTCCTGCTTGTACAAATTTCGGTGGCGACTGCGCAAACGCGAATTGCGAGATTGCGAGAAAAAGAATTGCCCAGCGGTGTCCCACTGGGTAGAGGTTATCACAGCCGTGGCGGCTTGTCAAGATCGAAAGGTGTCTTGTTTTCAGCGGCTTGAGAGAAAAGTAACAAGTTACTCTCCTTGTCCAATCCGAGAATTTTCCTGATTTCCCAAAATTTTTTTCTCACATTTACATAACTCAATCCGGTGAGATCTGCAATTTCTTTTCCGGTTAGTCCTTGTGTACGAAGTTTGCAAAGTTTTTTTTGGAATGGAGAAAGTTGGGGAGTCATTCTTTTTCTTTCAAAACAAATTTCCGATAAAGGGCTGCGGCGGCTTTTGCTTCCGTTTCTTCATCATCTCCACTACAGGTATCACCCATTCCATCTGAAATATGGAATCCCCAGGATCTTATTTCTTCTAGAAATTCTTTTTCTTTTTCTTTTTCTTTTTCTTCTGGTGTCATTTTTTCCTTTTTTGAATCTACATTGGTTAAGGCGCCCGTCTGGGCCGAGGTACCATAACTTTGGGGAGTACCGGTACCTCAATCGGGTGAATCCCCAACTTGTGTAAACGCTAACAATTGCAATCTGTGATATTACGTTAACGTTATAGTGTGCTAATTACTTTAACGTTAAACAAATGGAAATAAGTTTGTAATCGTTTGCACGCAATTGCATAACCAAATGCACTTTAACGCTAAACGTAAGCGATTACAATGTGAGTCTGAAGAAAACCCCCAGCCGCTATGTGAGAAGCGATCCTGGAGGTTTGGACTTACGCGTGCTTACGCGGACAATTCTTCAAACAAATTATCTACCAACCATTGATAACAAACACAAGATAGGAATTCGTTTTGAGCGTTATCAACCTTATTGACATGCACGGTGGAATTGTACAGCCGTAATGCGACTTGCAGACTTTCGACTTCCCGTTTAGTGAGTGTAAGTGTGAGCATTTGATTTCCTAACCAATCCCAGTCTACCAGATTAGATAGACTGGGATTGTAAAGAATTGTAAAACTTGTTCTTACTTCCGCAGGGCTTCCACAGCCGCCGGATTCGAAAGTAGCATTTCCAGAGCCGATTGTTTTGCGGCGGCTTTCGCTTCCCGATTCTTTTTAACATCGCCGGGAATCATCTGTTTTGCATACTGGAAAACAGATTTCGCCACATTGACTATCGTCAACTGGAATTGTTTCACGCGACTAGGATCACATTCCACGCCAGCGAAAGGTACCAGTGTTTCATTTCCAGCATCATCCTCGTCGATCGCTTTCCACTCAACCGATTCGTTTTCGGCCAGAGTGTTTTTGAAATGCTCCAAGTATCCGCTGTTGACAGCGGCGAGAATCGCCGGAGCATCGTGATTCATGCGAGTAACAAAATCCTCCATACTGGTGATGGGCGCCGGTGGGTCAGACTGCTTGACCAAAGTCACATAGGACTTGGCGGAGAGATCCAAGATTTCCTTTCGAACTTCTAATTTCTCGGCTATGGGTACTTCGACTGCGGGTGTAGGTGTCATTTGGTGGGGTCCTTTATCCCCAACCCAATAGTCTCATGAATGGGGGGGAGAGTCAAGAGAAAAATGAGGTCTGGGAGGATTATTTTTGAGCCAGGAATCCTAGCAAAAATAGTGTGAAGAAAAGGCGAAATAGTGTCGAGACCGGAGCGTATGGGGTGATGGGGGGGTGTTTTAGGGGCTCCACAGCATAGTTGCGAGGGGGTAGGTTCGTCTGTAAGTCCCACAAAACAAAGGGCTTACACGTATTTTTTAGTTTTGGGGTACCCACATCTCTCCCTGTACATGGTATGCAGATTTGGAAGGGGAGCTAAGTCCTTTGTTTTCATATATATATGTATAATAATATATATAATAACAAGAAATCAATTCGGAAATACCATTTCTCATATATAGACATAACCCCTGTGTTTTCAACACTTATGGGAGGTGAAACACAAGGTCTGTACAGCATACCCAGCACAGACGGCAGGGGGGGTACCCCAAAACCAAAAATTTTACCTAACCTATTGATTCTAAAGGGATATCTCCTATTGACACCCCTTCGCCATCATGCTACAGTACCTACATGCCCTACCTCCCACCACCCCCTAGGCGCAGGTCTCAAGCTGAGGTACGTGTGGGGCTGGCCCAATCCGCTGCCGCTATCACAATTTTAGTGACAGAAATTTCCAATCTCTCAAATTGGACAACAACAGAACGAAAGAGAAAACAAAAATTGGAACGTGAGATTGGAAAATGGAAAGCATTTGCAGCACTCCTACGGAAAGCACGGAGGGAAGGAAAGTACACCCAATGAGACGAAAGAAATTCAAATTACCCACTGTGGCTGAATTGCGCGCAGCGGGCGAATTGCCACCACGCCCACGCGCGAAGTCTGAAAAGCTTACAGCGCGACAAAAACAATTCCGAAACCGTCTTTCAGGGAAGGAAATAAAATGACTCCCCCTTCGGGAATTCCTTACCCACCTTGCCAAATTTGTCAACAGCCGCTATCCGAGGGAGAAATTTCTCTCTCTCGCCGATGGCATTTTGACTGCGAGAAGTGTTCAATTTGCAATGAAAGTATGTCTGGCTCGATTGCAATTATTGAGAAATGCCTTTCGGTAAATTTGCCAGTGGCGCACCCAGTTTGTTCAGATCGGGAAGCAATTGAGAAGATACGCACTGAAACAATTCCAATTACCAAAGCGTATGTACTCGCGCTCAATAACCAGATAATCACAATGCGGCATACTGTAAGACCGCCAATTACAGATATCGCTTTGCTATCAGATATTCTGAATGTACTCCAGGAATGTGCCAGAGATGTATCCTGGGTTCTCAAGCAAACAAGGGATAAAATCTCAATTGAAGATTCTCAAGAGTATGCGGAGAAAATCAAGACAGAACGAAAGTTAAAAGCGATTGAATCTGAAGCCGCTAGCGTGCGAGAACAGAAAACAGCAGAACGTTCTGCACAACTTGCAGCAGAGCGGGACAACCCAGCACTCCGCGATAGACGAAAAGCGATTGAAGGGATTATGAAAACTTTCGGTTTCACACTGGAAGCCGCTACGGCTATGCTTGACAAACAAGTGGGGCCAACACAGTAGGAGAAGAAATGACCAAATCAAATCAAAACACAAGTGGGATACCAGATCTTACAGGCGCAATTGAAATTACAATCAATGCGTCTATGTCACCAGCAAATGAATTACAAGCGGAATCTCGAATGCATCGCCTTTCAGATTCATTTGCGGAGTACAACAAACTTCGCCCTAGCGACTTCAGTTCTCTCGAAGATTTTGTGGAACAATGGAAATTGGACGCGAGAGAACCTTTCCTCCGCGATAGCAGTGAGCCGCTATGCCCCCATTGCAAAATGCCTGAAATGTCTTGCATCTGTTCTCAGTACGATTCAGAGGGGAACAAACTATGAACCCATTCAAAGTAGGTGACAAAATCCTTTCAATCGAATTTAAAGATCCAACCACATATCGAGAGTATACAGTTACCAAAGTAGGAAAAGATACGGTAACTTGTGGTAGTTCCGAAAACACATTATATTCTGCGTTCTGTTGGCCTATCCGACTGAAGGATGAAGTTATCGCAATTGTAACTGAAACCAAACGATTGCAAGATATCGTAGATAACAGGATGAAATTAATTTACGAACTAAAGAATGCAATCGCAAGAGGGGAGAAATGACTTTTCCTCACGATTTTGAATCCGCGTTAGCGGCTTACCAAAAAGACCTTGCAACACTTGAGCTAATCCGTACTCTGTTGGAAGCCAATTGCACTGACGATGAAATAACGGCTTGTGTACAGGCACAGAACGCAAATGGGGAAATCTCCTAAGAGGAAAATCAAATGAAACTAACAGCTAATTGCCAAATCTGCCAAAAGCCGCTACAGCTTGTGTCCGAAACACAATTCGG